AAAAATTAAGGTATCAGAATTATTTTATAGCTTACAAGGCGAAGGTCGTTTTGTGGGCGTTCCTAGTGTGTTTTTAAGAACATATGGATGTAACTTTACCTGTTCAGGATTCGGGTGTAAACCAGGAGAGAAATCCACAGGTGCAGATGATGTGGCAGAAATTGTACACATGTACAATAACTTTTTAGAGTTGCCATTGGTAGAAACTGGCTGTGATAGCTATGCATCATGGCATCCTGCATTCAAGCATTTGAGTCCAACACAGACCACAGAAGAACTTGTGGCTAACATGTTAAAGCTCACACCCAACAATCATTGGCAACAGGCCAACGGCAATGACGTGCATTTGGTAATCACAGGTGGAGAGCCGTTGCTAGGTTGGCAACGTGCTTATTCAGAGTTGTTAGGACATTCAGACATGACGGATCTAAAGAACTTGACATTTGAAACCAATGGTACTCAAAAGTTACACAGTGACTTTGAACATTTCTTGTTGGATTGGACACTTAATCCACGTGGAGATATCGGTAGACGTGGTAAAGATGCATTGACATTTAGTGTAAGTGCTAAACTGAGTGCATCCGGTGAGAAGTGGGAGGACGCTATCTGTCCAGACATTGTTATGAGCTATGCCAACATTGGACATACATATCTTAAGTTTGTAGTAGAAACAGATGAACACATCGAAGATGCTAGACGTGCTACAAAGGAATTTAGATCTGCAGGATTCACAGGAAACATTTATCTAATGCCACAAGGAGGTGTAGTTAAACCATATGAAGCAAACAAAGTACGTATTGCTGATATTTGTTGTGCAGAAGGTTGGAACTACAGTCCACGTTTACACGTAGACTTATGGGGCAATGGTTGGGGCAAATAATGACAACATTTACAACAGAAGATAGAGAACAAGCAACACTGTCAAGTCGTATTACAGCATGGATTCGAAACTATGCTAACTCTGCTGGCATTAAGAGTTTGGTAGTCGGTGTGTCAGGAGGTATTGACAGTGCTGTGGTAAGTACCTTGTGTGCTCAAACAGGCATACACACAATTGCTGTGGCACTGCCTATTCGTCAACGTGAAGACCTACATAATTTAAGTTTAGATCACTGTTTTTGGCTAGGTAATCAATTCTCAAATGTACGCACAGAAATTATAAACTTAACTTCAATCTTTGATCGTTTTGAAGAAGTTATGGGCAACTATTCTAGTGAACTGGCTTTTGCTAACAGTAGATCAAGATTGCGTATGATGGCCTTGTATCAGATAGCTCAAAGTTGTACAGGTATTGTAGTAGGCACAGGTAACAAAATTGAAGACTTTGGTGTTGGTTTCTTTACCAAGTACGGCGACGGTGGCGTAGACATCAGTCCCATTGCCGACTTAACTAAAACTGAAGTTTGGCAATTGGGTCGTGAGCTAGGAGTTGATCAACGTATCATCGACGCTCCTCCCACAGATGGATTATGGGAGGATGGACGAGTAGACCAGGATCAACTAGGCGGGTTGACTTATGCAGAATTAGAAGTTGCCATGGCATTGGATGAAACTGGAACTGTGCCACTAAGCGATGCAGAAGCAATGAACTTGTATCAGTATCGTAAGATACGTAGTAGAAACTTACACAAGATGATGCCTATTCCGGTGTTTAAGAAATAATGCCAATACCTTTTATGTCCGTGAATTATGATGGATTTATGGATCGTGCTAGATTTGAATATAAATTTTGTTTCTGGCCCAGGCGTTGTTATAAAACAAAACAGTGGTTATGGTTAAAAACTGCCATACGTGGCCGTGCTATATGGACCGGTCCTGGAGAACCAGTTGTTGAAGAGCGTTGGTACAATAACAACGAAGCATTGATTATGATGATTAAGAAAGTGAGTGAATAATGGGATTATTCGACATATTTAAAAAGAAGAAACCTGCCAAGGTTGAAGCACCTAGAGAATCCAAGGTTAAAAAAACTGAAAAAGAAATTGCCACTGAAAAAGGTGAACCATGGGTTGGCATTATTAGCATGGATGTAGATCCAGATAACATGCATCAAGGTGCATTTGAACTGGACTGGAATGACAAATTTGTTGCTAATCTAGTGCGTGCTGGCTACCAGGGAAAACCCGACGACACCGATGCTGAAATTGTGGATCGCTGGTTCCAAAACGTATGCCGACATGTTGTGATGGAAACTTGGGAACAAGAGCAAGCAATGAATCCTGATGCTAATCGTGTTGTTCAAACTCGCAACATTGGCGGCGGACGCACAGAGGTATCGTGATATTATACGTCAATGGTGATAGTCACACCGCAGCTGCCGAAGCAGTAAACAATCATGCCTTTGCTATGGACGATCCTGATTTGTTTTATATGGGTCGTGCTCCTCATCCAACAAATCTTGCAGTAAGTTGGGGACGACTATTAGCAGATGCGTTGCGTGCTGGTTTTCATTGCGGTGCTGAAAGTGCCAGTTCCAATCATAGAATAATGCGTACTACACGCGAATGGTTAACTACACAGGGCTATGATCAGGATCTATTGGTAATTATTCAATGGTCAACTTGGGAACGAGAAGAGTGGTTAGTTGAAGACGGAATCTATTATCAAGTCAATGCCAGTGGTATTGATGATGTTCCAGAATCAATGAAAGCTCGCTATAAAGAATTTGTAGCCAATGTTGATTGGCAAACAAAGACCAAACAAGCTCACGAAGATATTTGGGAGTTTCATAAAGAGCTAGAAGCAAAAGGTATTCAGCACATCTTCTTTAACGGTAATAACGATTTTGGTCCATTAAAAGAACGTTATGATTGGGGAGTCAGTTATATTGACCCATATGATCCAAAACGGACATTCAATTACCTAATTCAAGACCAAGGTATCCAAACAGTAGCACCCAATTCATGGCATTTTGGTAAGGATGGTCATAGCTATTTTCACCGTTTTATGTTACAATACATTATCAATAACAAACTAATTTAAGGCTTTTATGCGTTATGTGCTGATTGATACAGCAAACATGTTCTTTCGTGCTCGTCACGGTGCTTTTCGTGCGTCAGATACTTGGGAGAAGATTGGGTTTGCATTACATGTTACACTAATGAGTGCTAACAAAGTGGCCACACGTTTTAAAGCAGATCATGTGGTATTTGCACTTGAAGGACGTAGTTGGCGTAAAGATTTTTACGAGCCATATAAAAAGAATCGTGCTGTAGCTCGTGCGGCACTCACAGAACAAGAACAAGAAGAAGATAAAATGTTCTGGGAAACCTATGATGCTTTGACTAAATACTTGGCTGAGAGAACCAATTGCTCAGTAATTCGATGCGAAACAGCCGAAGGTGATGACATCATTGCTCGCTGGATTGCACTACACCCCCAAGACGAACACATTATTATTTCAAGCGACACTGACTTTGTGCAGTTAATTGCTCCTAACGTTACACAGTACAACGGTATTAGTGACGAGCATATTACATTAGAAGGTTATTTTGACGCCAAAGGAAAACAGGTAATTGATAAAAAGAAACAAGAACCAAAAACTATTCCAGATCCTAAATGGCTACTGTTTGAAAAGTGTATGAGAGGTGATACCAGCGACAATGTTTTTAGTGCGTTTCCTGGGGTAAGAACCAAAGGCACCAAAAACAAAGTAGGACTTCAAGAAGCATTTGAGGACAAAGACAAGCAGGGTTATAACTGGAATAATATGATGTTGCAACGTTGGACAGATCACAATGGTCAAGAACATCGTGTGTTAGATGATTACAATCGCAATGTAGCATTGATCGATTTGACAGCACAACCTCAAGATGTCAAAGACCGAGTTGATGCTTGTATTCGTGAGCAACGATCCGACAAAGATGTAGGACAAGTGGGTGTGAGATTTATGCAGTTTTGCGGCAAATATGATTTGATTAAGTGTAGCGAAAGTGCAGATTCATTCGGTCGTTGGATGAATGAGACATACAAAGGAGTATTAAATGACCATCATAGCTAAACCTGTCGTTGACAAACAGTTTTGGATCTTAAAACAAGATGACAAAAAGGTTGGCAACGTTGAAGCCTGCCCAGGCGGATATCAAGTCACACTAAACAACAATGTAGAACAATACAAAACTATTCGCATGGTTCAACAGCGAACCAACATACATTTTGAAACAGGAGTTAAGCCCAGCAAGCCAGATGCACATTTGGTTCACGGTTATCCTGCTAGTGGACGAGTATACAATCCTGTGTGGGACGTACCACATCAACTGCCGTTGTATACCAAAACAAAGAAATCAAAATCATGGTTTGCCGCAGGTTGGTACACAATCAAGCGGGGACGCAAATGGCGAGTTATTCAAGATCCTAAACTAATTGCTTTGGAACGTTATAAGTTTCATGGCCCATTTCATTCAAAACAAACAGCAGAACAAAGAACCTATGACTAAATTAACACCAACAGGTAATCCCTTCCTGGACCAATACAACTTCATGAACGCTTGCGATCAAAGCACCGGCGTATTAAACAAAGAACAATATCAATTGTACTGCAATCTAATTCGAGAAGAATTTGATGAATTGTGCGAGTCCAACAATATCGTAGATGACCTTGACGCATTGATTGATATTTTGGTTGTTACAATTGGCGCTATTCACAGTCTAGGAGCCAATGGCGAAGCAGCCTGGAACGAAGTCATGCGTACCAACTTTGCCAAAATTGATCCTGAAACAGGCAAGGTTAGGAAACGCGATGATGGCAAAGTACTCAAACCTGAAGGATGGACTCCGCCTAACCTAGAACCATTTACCAGGATGCCATGAGTTTACACTTACAAAAATTTGTAGATCGTGTGCAAGGTAACGAAAGTCGTGGTTTAAAAGACTTTACTATGAGTATGACTGATGCCAAGGCTTTGCATGCTGACTTAACTAGACTACTAATCGAACTTCAGGCTTTACGTGAACAAGTGGCCGTACAACCTCGAGAAGAAGTTATTACTGTGGAAGTTGGTGGTGGATCATTCTAAAAGTACCTATATTTTGGCATAAATAAAATATAGGAGTATTACGATGAGTAGACCAAAACCCAATGTACTTGTTGAACAAACCAACAAAAGTACTTACAAAACTGAACAAGTATTGGCCAGTGAAGGTATCTGGGCGGTGTTCTATGACTCAAAACCTATTAACTTAAAAACTTCCAACTTGTTGGTGCAATACCCTGGGCCCAAATACAAGAAAGTCAGTTTTTCAAATCCCGGCCATGCCATTAACTTGGCCAAGAAACTCAATGCACAGTTTAAAACTGACAAATTCTCAGTAGTATTGTTAAAAGCCGGCGATCAAATATATCCCTGATGTGCGTGATAAACTCAAACTTGTAGAAACATTAATTGCTGAACTGCCCGATGGTCACGAAGAAACAGTAGAGCGTGGCATGAAGTTGTGGTGGTACAATATACGCAAAGAAGGTGGGTTGCGTCTAACCGACATTGGGTATTTTGTATTGAAGAACATGTTGGAAATTGAAAGTTACAACATGAGCATTGACATTGAAAAGTTTGATCGACAGATGTTGCTGGATCTAGATCGCAAACTACAAATGCCTTACTACATTGTGATCAAGAAAAAACTACCAATAACCATTGTAATGTTTGGCAGTCGAGAAGCTATGTTGGCTAGATTATATGGAAGTTTAGATAAGTTTTTAGAGAATTATAAATGATTTTAATTTATACCGACAGTCAAATACAAGACCTTGAATGGATTCCGCGATTACAATTCCCTCATGAATATAAAATTGTACACAGCGAGCGAGAATATCTTGATCAATCTGCTGAATATAAAATAGCAATTACCACACACAGATTGCACTGCGACTGGTTAGATGAAAATTGTGCAGCTTATCAAGGATTTGAAGAGAAAATCATAAGACTCAGCGAAGCCAGTGACTTGGTTTTTACACTTGAAAGCGAGTTGCACAATTATCATTGGACCATATGGAGTCAATGTCATAGACCCAATGTATATTGGTTACAACCTGGAGCAGTTAATGATCGCCCGGACATTCAAAGCAATCTTATATTTTGGGGAGACTGGTTTAAAACCACAGCCAATGTGTACAAAGATCCAGCAGTTATACCTGTGACCCAGCAATATCGTCCTTATCAAATCAAAGCTCGATATTTTGATGCATTGTTAGGATCTCCTAAGCCGCACAGAGATTTTGTGGCCAATGCTGTCAAGCAACACGGACTTGAAAACAAATTCATAATGACCTACGGTGGGGACTGGAATGACAATGTGTTCTATGCCAAGGACTATTTTATCTGGGAACCTGGTACAGAAATGATTGAATCTGCACCAGGAACCATGGGCTACGTTAAGTTTCATGGGCATTTGTGTCATCTCAGTCAAGTGATACCTACTGCTGTTTTCAATGACACTGCTTACAGTATTGTGGCTGAAACCGATCATGACAATACTCTTAGTTTTTTCAGCGAAAAAACAGCCAAACCCATGATATACAAACGTTTGTTTGTGGCATTCTCGGGCTATAAATTTTTAGAAAATTTACAATCATTGGGATTTAAAACATTTGGCAGTGTTATTGATGAAAGTTATGATCAGATCAAAGATGACACCGAAAGATATACTCAAGCATTTGAACAGGTACAATGGTTATGTACGCAAGATCAGGCTGAGATTATACAACGTATACAACCTATACTAGAACACAATTATAATTTGATAATGAATACCGATTGGACTACCTATTCCACTGACCGTGTTCAATCAATAATCAATAAACTTTTTTAAGAACAGAGTCAACTACGTGTGCCCAGGCCTCGGAAGTGGCATTTCCAGGATGAAATCCATCTGATTGAAAATCATTGGCCTCTTGTGCCATTTCAAAAATACCATCACGATGATTGTTAGTGAATATCCAGCGAGAGAAATCTAATTCGTTGATCAATGGACGCAGTTGAGGTATTGCCATGACGCCAAAATCACCATTACGACTTACATGTTCTTCGGTGGTCCAGTAATTTACATAACTCATAAAGTGGTATGGTATACCTTTGTTTTGTAAAAAGTTTTGAGTCTTTACCATTTCCATAAGATTGATACTGCCCAAACTTGCTGGATTACTGACTTTATACATCTGTGTAAACATCTGTCGAGCCACTGGATTATCAAACCAAGTACCTACTCGACCACCAGAAAATATATAACCTAACTCGTTAGGACATTGATCAACCCTGCGATAAAAACCGTAACTATCATACATACGTTCCCAAGCAGGATCTTCAAGACTGGTTAAAAAGTCCAATCTACTTACTCCAGACCACATGACCAATACATGGTCTGGACGTTGTTCAATCACTGATCTTATGATACTATCTGCTATGTATTGATTGCCAGCAGCCGGTTCCCCGACCATGCGAATTTCCCAATCGGGATTCAATTCTTGAGTATACTTGGGCCAGCATATGTTTGGACCTCCGGGGTATTCAGGCCAACTGGTAAAACTACAACCACTGATTAAAATTTTCATATGAATATTTATAGAGTGCATTTATGGTTGACACATAATGTAAATTAACATACAATAGTAACTTAGTTGGGCCGGTAGCTCAGTTGGTTAGAGCAGAGGACTCATAATCCTTTGGTCGAAGGTTCAAGTCCTT